TATGTTAATACAAGGTATTCTAACAGAACTTTTTAGTCCAGAAGAAATATTATTTATATCTTTTAATGTAAGCATAAAAAACGAAATAAAAAGAAAGTTAAAGGATTTTGGTATATCCTCTAAAGTAAGTGTGAGAACCTTTGATAGTATAGTTTATGAGATATGTAAGCTAGGAAAGTATCCACATTTAGATTTACCAAATTTTGAAGGTAAAAGAAAGTTTGTTTATGAGTTATGTTTTGATAAAGACTTTACAGAGACATTATCTTATCAACCTAAATTAATATTTCTAGATGAGTGTCAAGATTTAGAAAAATCAACTTTGGATGTTTTACAATTCTTTTATCCAAAGACAATCTTTGTTTTTGCGGGAGATATTTTTCAAAGTATTCAAAAAGAACCAAGAGAAAGTATTTTATGGTACTTTATGAATATACATACAGGAGATGATACATTTAAATATTCGATGCATATAACTCCTAGAGTAAATCCTTCTATATTAAATACTTTAAAAAAATCATTAAAAATATATTATCCTGAATGTGTTGATACCATAGAAAATTGGAAATCACAAAATATAATTTCAAATGCTGATATAGAATGGAAGAGATTAAACTCTTATACGCATATTTTTGAAGATTTGAAGTTGTATTTAGATAAGCATTCTCCAGAAGAGACCATGATACTTACATTCTCGTCTGCTATAACAGTTAAAGGAGCTATGGGAGACATAGCCAGAATTAGAAGATTTATGAGCGAGAATGGATATAAAGTAAATCTAAATCATAAAAAACTGGACCCAGAAGCTTATTTTCTTACAACTGCTAATTCTTCCAAAGGTTTGGAACGCGATTATGTTATTATTTTTCTCACTTTTCCTTTAGAAAGAGCTTTTATAAATTTATCGGATGATGTGATAGTAAATTTGATAACTGTTGCATTAACAAGAGCTAAAAAGAAAGTTATAATATATGTACCAGCATATGAAGATAAATTTTCGAGAGTTTTAAATCTTTTTGAAAATTGTCCTCTTCCAAATAAACAAAGAATACGCGACGGAAAAACTCTTAAGGAATTTACTTTTTCAGATTATATAGATATAGAACATTGTCCAACCGAATTAATTAGAGCTGGTGTAATAAAATACGATACAAGAATAAAACTGCGCGAGCATATTAAACCATTTAACTTTCAAAAAATGTTTGATAGCGATGTTACGTATAAAACAGCCCCTATTCCAACTGAAGAAGAAAGAGCATTTGTTGGAGTGTTGATAGAAAATTTGATAACTTCAACTTGGGTAAATTATTGGCCTCACATAGTTTTAGACAAAAAAATAGAAAATAATCCTATGTATTGTCATATTTTAAAAAGAATAAAAAATAATATAGCTAAGTATAACTTATATATTAGCTCAAAAGAATTTAATAATGTAAATCAGTTTGAAGGTATATATTTGTATTCTCAAGTACATATTGCTTTAAGTAACAAAATATTTATAAACTTAAGTGATGGTTTGACAAACAATTTGAAAAACTATTGGAAAAATTTAAAGTCAAAAATACATGAGATTAAGCCGAATGATACAAAGTTAAAAATCCAGACTCCTGTATTAATGCCATATATTTCTGGTATAGCAGATGCGTCAGCTTTGGATGATGATGAAAAAACTATGTCTCTTTATGAAATTAAGGCGTCGCAAAATAGAGAATGGATTGACGATGCTAGTTTACAAATAATAATTTATGCTCTATGTTGTGGTAAAACTTGGTATAGACTACATTTGTTAAATCCTTTTCAAAACAGCAAAGTGACTTATTACTTTGATACTAAAAAAATACTTAGTTTAAGAAAATTGCTGATAAATGATATTTTGATTTATAATATGAACTCTTTTATGGCTAAGATGTATCAAGTTACAAAAAAGAATGAAATACTTGATGTTTCAAAAACTATTTTCGTAAATATAATTAAGGATGAAGATAAGAAAATAAAACAGGCCTCTATAATTAATATTTTATCTCCTATAAAGTGTGAGATTATATATGATAAGTATGTAACTAATAACTTAGAAAAATGTAAAAAAATGGAAAAAGATGAAAGATATGCATGTGAAACTGATCTTACAGAAAAAGATTTGATACAAGATATAAAAAATATTTTGAATTCAGATATTTATAAAAACAAAGTAATTTGGAGTTACACAAATAATTTTGCAAACATAAAGTCTGTTAATAGTATAAAAAAAGAATTTAATATAAGTGAGTTTAATGAGATAGTTGAGTTTTTAAAATATGAACCAAAAGAAGAACTCAATTATAGTGCTGACCTAAGTGATAGTGTAGTTGTAAACTTATTTTGTTTAGCATTTATGTTTTTAAAAAAAAATTTTGTATAAATATAGTTTTTAAAGTCTATTAACTTTAAAAATTTAATGGTAATGAAAGCTGTTGTAAAACATGTTTAGTTGATTTTTTTCAAAATTATTATCATCCTCGGTTACAGGGTCAGTACTTATATGTAATATTTTTATTGTGTTTACATTTTTAAGAATATACGAAGCCATAATAAGAACTCTTTTAACATGCTTTTTTTCTACACATATAGTGACATCATACTTTTTTTTGTTACTTAAAGACATTTGTTTGTTGATTATTTTAGAAAAGAATACTAGAGAGTGAAATACGTTATCATATTTATTGTAGTTTATCGAATATGCATAAGGGTCAAATCCAGTATCAAATGTTGTCAATAGTTTATTCTTTAAATCAACATTATGATTATGATAAAATTGCTTTGCATTTTTTATGTTGTCTGAAGATAATACAAATTGTAAGTTATTGCAAAATTTTAGCGATAATGTTAAAATATTTTTTGAGTTTGCAATAACTAACATGATTTGATTGTCAGTATTCATTTTATTTATATAAAAAAATTTATTCTTGAATTAAATAAAAATGGGTTTATATAAAAATTCTGTTCCAGTTGCTAAAAGAAAAGCAGATGCTGAAAGAGTTTTGTTAAAGTATCCAGATTATATTCCTGTTATTATAGATAAATCGGAAGAAATATCTAAACTAATAACGAAGCAAAAATTTTTAGTTCCCAAAAATGTTAGTTGCGCACATCTTCTAAATACTATTAGAATGATGTCTAACAATAAAATAAATCCAAGTCAAGCATTATTTTTATTCTGTAACAACATACTAGTTATGCCACAAGACTCTATTGAATATCTTTATAACAAATACAAAGATAAAGAAGATAAGTATTTATATGTGTATGTATGCTATGAAAATACATTTGGTAATTAACATCTAAAAGCTATTGCTAATATAACCACAGATATCAATCCCAATAATAATCCTGTATGATAGTATTTTTGCATGTTATTGTACATAATTAACCAAACCTTTACTTGATAAGGATCTGTAATATGATTTAACATCCAATCAGTTTTAGGAGATAAAATGTAATAAAAATAATTCGTAACAAAACTTGTTGCTAATACAATACATATCATCGAAAACAAAGATAGCTTTTCTTTCTTGATTTTATAGTTGTATATGATTATACCTAAAGATAAAGATAAGCCGAATGCGTATCCTTGATAGTAGATTTTAATTCTTTCTTGTGTAATCTTTTCATAAATATCTTTTAACTCCGGAGGAAGTTGATTTTTGTAATTTTGAATAGTATTATTATTATAAACTTCCGTATTAAAATATACCATTCCAACTATGAACATCATAGAAATAAAAAAACTAATATAACAGACCATTTTATATTATAACAAGATAAAAATTTAAATTTCTGTATTACATGTTGGACATTTTTTATTTTCAATAAACCAGTTATCTATACAATCAAGGTCAAAAGAATGCTGACATTTTAAGGTTCTTATTATTTTATTTTTATTTATTTTATCCTGACATATAACACAAAATTCTTCATTATTACTATTTATACTTACCTTGGTATTTGATAAAATTTTTTTATTTATTAAACCAATTTTTACGTTCTCTAAAGTAGTTAAATACTCGTAATTTAAAAATATTGCGTCTGTAAAGTTTCTGTTATACCTAAATGTTTGAATAGGTGATACACTTAATCTACTTCTATTTCTTATATAGTTAGAATACGCTAACATTCTTCTTCTTCCAGGTGGTAAGTTAATATAACTCATTTATTATTTAAAAATATATTTTAAATAATATTAACTAAAAATATCCTATTTAAAGGAATTATATTTGAATTCTATCTCCTAATACAGAGAAATATTTTACATAATTTTTTCTTTTTTCTTTTTTTCTTTTAAATAAAAAATGGACCCTGATACTATTATCAATGAAAATATAAATATAGGTATTTTTAGTATGGAAAAACAAGGAGAAGCAACTATAGATGTTTACGATGTTTATAGTAAAATTGCTGAAAGTAAAAAAGTTTCTAACGAGAATAAAACATCTAGTTAGAATACTCTTATTAACCTTAAAAATAAATTTTTATAAATCAATATCGTCATTATATTTAATCCACTTATACATATGGTTAATATCGATAGGAATTTCAAGCCAAAATCCTGGTACATTTGTATCATCAACTCTTATAACTATTATATTTGTAGTTTTATCGTAGTCAAAATATCTAGCTCGGTCAATACTTTGACCTTTATTTAAATTTTTATTGGCATCCATAACTCTTCCTTTAACATTCATAATTTTAGAAAACTTATCATCGTCATAAAATTCTTTTTCTATCTTTGTTGTACTAAAAATACAAATTTGTTCTCCATCTTTAGACATTATTGGAGTTGATACTACCTTGTAACTTTCATTGGAACCTTCGTTAGAACCTTCGTTAGAACCTTCGTTAGAACTTTCGTTAGACATAATATATTTTATTTTTATTTGATAATTCTTTTTTTTAAAATCAATTTTAAAAATAGAAAACAAAAAATAAAAACTTAAAGTAGTTAATATGAAAGACAAAAAAAGAAAATTTGAAGATGAAAATCAAAATATTTTTTTGGCAAATAAAAAACAAAAAACATACCATGAAAAAGATAAAATCTTTGATGAAATCACAGAAAAAATAGAAAACTTAGAAATACAAGATAAAAAACAGGAAATAATCAATCAACTCACCGAAAAAATAGAAAAGTTAGAAATAAAGCTGAAAGTAAAGTGTAACCAAATTGAAACTTTAAAATATAAACTAGAACACAATTCAATTCCTGATTATATATCTTAATAGGTTTAAACAAAAGTATTTTAAGATATAAATGTCATTTTACACGTCTGAAAAAATGTTAATTAAAATAACATCTCTAATAAAAGATGCAGAAGAATTCTATAGCCACATTTTTATGACTAAAGAAAAAATACAGATTGAAATTATAAAAGATATACAACAAGAACTAAATATAGTGTATGAAGATGCAAAATACGTATATGAGTTGATAAAAAAAATATAATTTAATTTTTTTATTTATGTATATAATAAAAATGTCGTATAAATATTCTATCTTTAACATGTTAAATGAATATAAAAAAAACAAACATTTAATCGATGCATATATCAAAAATCAACCAATTGAAGGCTTGAACGATGATGGCTTAATTATGGGTATTTCTGTAGGATTATTTTCGTTACTTTTCGTAGTAAGTATTATATTGTTTATATGGGCTTTATGGGCTACAATAAAATTTTGGTCAAGACTAAATGATGTAGCAAAAGTAATTCTTGTTATTTCATGGCTAGTAGGACCACCAATTTTACCTTTAATTATTGTTTATGTTGGTAAAAAATAAAAAAATATTTTTAAATATGAATTTATATTTAAAAATGAAAAAATTACTCATTACCCAAGAATCTACCACCACAATAGTTATTACAATTTGGTTTTTTACATTTTTCATAGGATAAATTATCGTTACAATTATCGCATGATATAAATTTTTTACAATCATAACAATAAACCATTCTCTGACACTTCTTACAAATTGCAAAAAAGGAACCTTTATTTCTAAAAAATAAACTTAAAATACTTTTAGGTTTCATATTTTAACCATAAATATATCTTTAAATAATATTTTTATCTATATTGACAAACACATGCATTATTTAACTGAACTAAAAATGCATCTCTATCTGAGTATTTTGCTGCATAACTTGGATAACATGGATAAACAGTACTACACGCGGCCTCGAAACACATTTTATTGTTATTTAAAGGTTTGATTGGATCTTGATTTTTATAACATTTATTTTCAGTTGTACGCCATCCAGCTTCTCTTTCAAAAACTATGGGTCTGTCAGATTCATATTCTCCTCGAAAAAATCTTGTATATGGAAAATGGTCCAAATCTGTTAATACAGCAGAAGTATCTGTTGTAGTAGCAAAAAAAGGTTTATATCCTTTTTTTTTATTTATAAGATACCTAATGTTATCAACATTTTGCGTATTAATATCTTTTGTTAAATTCATTTTATTATACTTAATATTTTTTATTTTTGAAAATTAATATCTAAAAATATAAATTTAAAAATAAAGTATGAACGAAGATAAAATAAAAAAGTTTTATTCATTAGCTTCTTTTCAGGCAGACTTATTTTCAAAGGATCCATCTAAAAAAGTTTGTGCATTATTTATCGCACCTGAATCATTGCAAATATTATCAGCAGGATATAATGGCCTACCTAGAAAATTAAATGAAACAGAAGATAGATGGAGCAAACCATTAAAATATAATTATGTTGTACATGCCGAAAAAAATGGTATTTATAATGCATGTAGAAATGGAGTATCACTAAAAGGTTCAATATGTGTTGTTACATTTTTTCCATGTAACGAGTGTTCAAAGTCATTAATACAGGTTGGTATAGATACTTTAATATCTCCCGAACCAGATTTTAAACATCCAAAATATGGAGAAAGTTTTAAATATTCAATTGAAATGTTATCAGAAGTAGGAATAAATTTAATATTTATTTAAATGGAGGTCCATCCATCCATAGTACCAAACTTATACGATTACCTTTTGTTACAGGTGTAACTCTATGTATCAAAAAACTTGGAAAGACTATAATAGTACCTATTTTTTTAGGAGCAATAAAATTATTAGGTGCACTTACAATCTCTAAATCACCACCCTCATAATCATATTCATTTGATAACTGAACACTTAGACTTAACTTTCTTATTGTGTTAAATTCTTCATTTTTTATCATATCATCATGCCACGAATAGTTTCCATTTTTTTCTGACCTGTACACAGCAAATTGAATATCATCGTGAAGAATAGATAAATGAAATTTATAACTTTTATTTGCGATAGAGATATATTTAATTAGTCTATCATAAATCCACTTGTATTTAGGATCATTTTTTGGTATCCAAAAATTTTCTGATATTCTATAATCACTAACATGCGTACTTGTAATTTTACTTGCTTCTAATTCAAATATATTTTGAAGATTTAAAATTTCTAGTATCTCATCAGATATAAAACAATTTTCAAAGTACATAGGGTGTGATATTGTATCCATATTTAAATAATTAAAAAAAGTTCTTTAAATCAAAAAATAATTATATTTAAAGAAAATCATAAGGTTTAGTTCGTCGTATTAATTACATTTGCAACTAACAAATAAACAACTAATAACATACTGAACTACTATTGGACAAAATAATATTAGAGATAAAAATAAATATAAATAATCTAAACTTGATACCAAGTATAAATATACACCTACAATTATAAAGTTAAATAGCGCAATCGCTATACTTATTAATACTGATACGCATAAGAACTCTGTATATTTTTTATTACTTATTTGCATCGTTGATTGTCTATTACCCCATGATATATCATGAAATCTTGTAAAGGCATATGAAGGTATAAAAGATATATAATGAACAAAATTAAAAGCAAAAGGTATACTATAAGCTATATAATTACACCCTGTTTTAAAAGACAAAGATAAAGAATATAAAAGAGGAATGAACCATAAAAATACAATAAATATTTTTGTGTATATAAAATTATTCTCAAAAAATAACGTATATAATATTAGAAAAGATACGACAGAATTTATTAGCGCATAGAAAGAATAAACTACGTTCATAAAACAATAATTTTTTTGCCCAGCAATAGTTGATAAACTAATCCACGATAAATAAAATAGAAAGTAAAGTATTACTACTAACTTTGAAAAATTTAATTTATACTCATTAAAAACGTAAAATATATTTGACACTAAATAAGAATAATTTTTCTCAAGATATTTTACACTTTCAAAAAGAGATATAGTAAAAAAACTTGGTGATATTGCTTGAAAAATAGACTGATATAACTGAAAATGCCATAAAGCTTTTAAACATTTTTTACCTGGTAGTTCCTTATTACTCGATAGATAATATATATATGTAGAAATAGTACCATTTATCCATCTTCTTCTTTGATTTAATAAACCGGACCATGTCATCATCGGTTCATAACTAAAACTTGAAGTTGGTACCCATAATGTTTTTAAATTTAAAGTTTCAAATATCATATAAAAAGATAAAATTCTATCTTCTACCAATAATGTATTTGCTTTTATAATATTACATTTTTCAATTTTGGTATTTAAATGGTTAAAATATTCACCAAGAACATTCTCTAAATGTGTCCACCATAATAGTTGACAAGGACCTGGTAACACAGGTAAAGCTTCAAATAAATTAAATATAGCAGTATTAAGTATAAAAGAAGATTCAAACTCAAATCCTTGTAAAGGAGCTGGTGATATCCACCAATTTATATTTTTAAAAAAACTTCCAACACAATAAGAATTTTTAAAATTAGTAGACCATATAGGATATTTTGTTATCTCATTTCGACTACTTTCATTCATAACTTTTTGTTTTGCTGTAACTCCTATGACTTTATCTTTATTTTCGTATATGTATTCTAACATATTTTTTATACATTCTGAATCATATATGGTACCAGTATCAGTTAAAAACACACATTCAGGCTCTTGAAGATGACATAAAGAAAAAAAAAGTAAATGGCTATTGAACTTTTGATAATTTTTTAATTTAGTTATAAACACAGGATTAAAAGTTATACCTTCATCTTTTCCTTCAAAATCGCTTGGATAATATACTTCACTATTTGGTATTATTACACAGAATTTAGAATTTAACAAATTATTTGTTATCCACAACTTATCAGGACAAAATAACTCTTTTTTCACACCTTCCATTAAAGATTCAGTTGCTTTATTCCATCCATCTTGTATTACATAGATAGTTACATGAATTTTAAACTTATCTTTAAGTTGTCGTCTACATGTCAAAATATTTTTAGATATAGACCTCAATGTTCCACTTAATTCACACCATTCTTCATCATAACATGGTATACATATAGACATGTGTAACGCGTTTTGTTCATTATAAGTTTCTTCTAAGTCTAATAATAAGGCGGGTTTTTTATATTTTAATTTTATATCATGAAATTTTTGTTTTTTTCTTATTTTAAGTATGTTTTTAAGCTCAGAAAAATATTCTAAATCTTTCCAGTTAAAATCAAGTTTATTAATATTAAATACAATACCTAATTCATATGTCCGTTTTTTTACACTAATAGAATTTTTGGTATCCATTTAATTTTATATATTATTAAAAAATAAAATTGTTAAATAAAATGAGTTTGAATTCTAAAAAAATTTACAACTATCAAGATGAAGTACCCTATACAATTAGATGTGTCGAATCTGAAAGTATAATTCGTAGACATCCTAATTGTGTTCCAGTTATTATAAACACAAAAGAAAATGTTAATTTAAAGAAAAGAAAATTTTTGGTTCCTTATAATGTTAATTCGAGCATTCTTATATACTATATACGAAAATATATATCAGATGCGCCTTGTAAATCTATATTTTTATTTTATGGTAACATTATGCTTGATAATATAAAAAATATTGGAGATATATATTTAGACTATATCTTAAATAATAAAAGCGATGATAAATATTTTTACTTAGATATGTGTTTTGAAAATACATTTGGTTGATTTGTTTCAAGTTTAGAATTTCAGCTCTTCATCGTTGATTTCTTTTTTTTGTATTTTTAAAATATTTAGTAATAATAAAAAATGTCTTGTAATAATTGTAATCCTAATTATTTTGCAAATTTAAAAAATTATTGGACATCTCAATCAAGTCTTCATACATCTTCATATGATCCTTTTAGAGATTTAGGTAATCCAAGATATGATTATGGACAACGGGCCATTACAGAAAATTATTATGCTAAACAAGGTAAAATATGGACTTTAGGTTCAAATGTAACTCCAGACAATTCACCTTTACTTCTTCCTACAAAAAATGATTTTCAAAAAGTTAAAGATGGTTATGTAACTATCGATAACACATGGAAAAATAACTTTGGATGTTCTTATCTTAAGTAAATTTGAGTTATATACCTTCTAAATAAATTTTTATTCTATTTTAATTTTGTATCTTCTTGATTTTGAATTTTGATTATTTAAAAAATAATTAAAATCTTATTTAAAAAATTAAAAAAATAAAATTTTATTTTTCTTTGTAATATATAAAAAATGTACGCTCTTATCAAAGAAAAGTTTTACAAGGTCTATAAAAGAAGTGATGGATCTATGTATCGTGTCAAAAATGGTAAAAGAAAGGAAATTACCAAGAAGGATAAATTAATGGCTCGCAAGTCCCGCAAGTCTCGTAAGTCTCGTAAGTCTAGAAAGTCTAGAAAGTCTAGAAAGTCTCGCAAGTCTAGAAAGTCTCGCAAGTCTAGAAAGTCTCGCAAGTCTAGAAAGTCTCGCAAGTCTAGCAAG